CTCACCACTAGATCTTTAAATAATGAATATTATATTAGTGGTGACTATAAAACGTGTACTGATAAGTTCGATAAACAATGGACTAAAGATGTCATGGCTATGGTAATGACTCGTATAGATCGCCTTCAGCACTTGAAGGCTCTCCAAGATACGGTCGATCTCTCCATGCCTGGCTTTTATGGTCAGCCTCAGGGACACGGTCTTTCGTTCCCTATCCTTTGTCTTATAAACGCGGGCCTTATTCGTATGGCGTACGCGCGAGCCGGTATTGAAACAACCATTGACACTTTACCGGTTTTGATCAATGGGGATGATATTGTTTTCCGTGGTACCATGAATGTATATAACCACTGGAAGCAATGTGCTAAAGATGTAGGTATTATGGTTAATGAATCTAAATCCTACATCTCAAAGACTCACTTTGTTCTGAACTCAAAATCATTTACTATACGCGATAATTGCGTGGTTCAGAACTTTCATCAACTTCCTTATATGGTTGATGGCCCGTGGGATGGTGGCTATATGGCTTTTTCCTTAAGCCGTGGCTGGATTTATAACCAGCAGATCCCCATCCGTGAGTCTATCGAGGAGACCGGTGCTCGTTTACAGAACTTCTGTCAAAACATTGATAAGAAGCGCTTTAGACCGGTCGTTCGGGCATTTATTAAGGCCAACAAGCTACAATCGGAATTTGACCCAAGATTCCCTTTTCTTCCTCTATTTGCCGCTCCCACTAAGGGTGGCTTAGGGTTGAGGATACCCGATTGGCTTGAAGCTATACCGTTGAAGGACGGATATCTTCAATTGAGCAAGAACGGTAGTCGATTCTTTAATCCTACCTTCGACCAAACTGGCCTGCTGGAGTTCTGTTCCGACCCTAAGAATCGTATAGAGGGGCGGAAACCTTATAAGACCTTTTCCTATGGAACTACTACTGAGGAGACAATAAATAGTATATACAATATCTCCGAAGTATGTTCAAAGGCACTGACTGAGCGCGATAATCTTACATGCGCCGATCTTAGAGTCAGATCATATTTCGCTAGGCGAGTACGTGTTCCCAGCTCACTGTGTTACTTTATCAGTGACAACGTACTTGCCCAGTGGTTTAGGAAGGAAAATAATAGTAGTAAGTCTTTTGTTTCTCGGACTTCTTTCCTTCCCTCGAGT